GCGAATATTTCAATGAATACCCAATTACAGAAAATGAAAAATGTTCAACGGCTGGAAAATAACCAACATTCTCGACGTGGGCCTGTGCGAGCTGGACACAGCCGACGGGCCCTACAACAAGACCGGATACCGGCTTGAGCATCGAGAGGACGGATTTGCAATCACGGTCGGCCTGATGGAGTACATATCTGGCTGGTCAGCGTTGGAGATACTTTACTGGCTGCACGAAAAACAAGCGATACCAAGGAGATACGACAATGCGAGAAGGCAATGAAGACAACAAGCCTCATTTGTGCGTGCCGACGTTGGACGGCAATGCTCACGTAATTCCAACGGAAGTGTTTGACAAGATCATTTCTGGTGAGATGAAGATCACCGACATGGATGATTGGGAAATCATCACTCGGACAGCCTTTTCGGAATGGCTGCGAGGATTGGAAACGGCAGCAAAAACACGAGTTTACAAGGCTGCCGTTGATCACATCGCGGATACGATGGCTGCCGGGGCATGGCAAGACGGGCCCGCTCCGAAAGACGGCTCTTGGATTTTGGGACTCTTCTACGGACTACCTTATGTTGTCTGTTATGACTCATGGGAGATTAGTGAAGAAGGCGGTCCAAAAGAGACAGAAGAAGGATGGTGCTTAGCTGGACAAGATATGCATCCAATGGATCAAGACGAGCCCGAAAAGTGGGCCCGAATCATCCACCCAAACCGACACATGCCGGCGTCATGGGACGGGCCCGGAGACTAACGTTAGGAAATGTACATTTGGGAAGGCGCTTTCCATCCGCCAGCCGTGGGCTGAGGGGAGCGCCGCCGCAAAGGCTGCCGCGGCGAGCGAGATCCCGACCGGATCCTGATCGGTGCGGGTGGCAGTCGGTATGGACAGCGGACACGGAGGAAGGGGCTTCAGGTGGCTGGCAGGAAGATTCCGCACTTTCCAATCTGGGTGGATGACGCCCTGGGCGACCTGCAGGAGAACCCCATCTCAACCCTCGCGGTCGGGGCCCGATACCGCCTCTGGCTCATCGCGTACAGGCGGGGAGGACGTCTGCGCGACGACGATCGCTCACTCGCGGCCTGGTCCGGACTCTCCGCGGCCGAGTGGAAGCGGGTAAAGGGCGAGGTCGTCTCCGGGTGGATTTACGAGCCCGACACTGGGACGTTTCTCATCCGCCGACTCGCGGAAGAGGTTGAACGGCAAAACGATCTGTCGGCCAAGGCGAAGTCAGCAGCGGAAGCTCGGTGGAAGAAAGATGGATGCGAACGCAATGCGCCCGCAATGCAACCGCATCCGGACATGTTATCCACACGCAATGCCTCCCCTCCTCCTCCTCCTCCTCCTCCCAATCCTATCCCTCCAAAGCTGTCTGAGGAGATCCTCAGCTCCCCAGATGGTGCGACCGCATCGGACCCGCACAGCCCGGACAGCTCCGCTCGCTCGCGCTCGCCTGCTCAGGAGGGGACCCGAGCCGGACCCGAGCCGCGGGTGTCCGGCGAACGTCCAGCACGCCCCGACCCCGGAGGCGGCCACGGCCGCAGGAGGCCCGGTGGCGCGCGCGCAGGCCCTCCAGCGAACGCCCGGAGAGGGACCGGGCCTCCGGGCCTCACCGACGAGCAGGGCGATCGCCTGGACCACCTCCGGCGCCGGATCCTGGCCTCCCAGGCGCTCCAGCGCCACGCGCAGGCGATCGACCGGGTCGTCCTCGCCCAGCTCCGGCGCGGCGCCCCGGCCAGCGCGATCGAGCAGGGCCTGGTCTCGCTCCTCGAGCACAACCCGAGAGATCCCGCGGCGTACCTGGCCAAGGTGCTGCGGGTCGAGGTCCCGAACCACCACGAGGCCGCGGCGATCGCCGACGGGCAGCGAGCTGGCATGACTCCCGAGGAGGCTCGCCAGGGGCTCGCCCGGGTTTTGCAGGGGTTTCGGATTATGTAAACCTGCATATAAGGACGAGGTGTCTCAATAATGCGTGATGTGCCCGATTGAAGAAATGTAGTAGCAACTGCGGGGGTTTGCGGGGGTTAGATTTTTACCACCTCACGAAAGGCGGCGGGCGTGACACTCGTGCGATGTCCCTGTTGCTCAGGGTCGGGGGTCATCGAAGGCATGGTGAGCGATGCCCTGGCGCGCCATGACCCAGTAGCCGTGCGCGATCTGTACGCCCGACTGCGCGCTTCCGGCGAACCCGCAACTGCCTCGGTGCGGGTCATTGCCGGCATGGTCTTCCTGAGCGAGTCCCAGGTCTGGCGCCTCCTGCGCAATCCCGATGCGGGCCAGTCGGTCGAGTCACACGATCCTCCGACTCGGTAAGGGAACGACCTCGCCCCCCCTCATGGAGCGAGGCGTGCCGACTGGTCCGCCCCCGAATCATGCGAGTACCATGCGAGTGAAATTTGCCCGTGAATGTGCGCAGATCGGGACATGGCCGCTGCGCAAGATAAAGTCACAACCCCCCGGGCTCAGCGAGGCACAAGACCCCGGGGGACCGCCTCGAAACCCAAAGCCGAGACTTGGCGCGCCCGGATCGTGGACTCGGCCGAGGTGGATCCCCGCGCGCTTGTTGCGCATCCGCGGAACTGGCGGTCCCATCCGGCTTCGCAGAGGGCCGCCATCAACGGGGTTTTGAGCGACGTCGGCTGGGTTTCGCGCGTTCTCGTGAATCGAACCACCGGGCTCATGATCGACGGGCATCTCCGGGTGGAAGAGGCCATCCGTAGCGGAGCGCCCACCGTGCCGGTGGACTACGTGGAGCTGGACGAGCGCGAAGAGGCGGTGGTGCTCGCGACGCTCGACCCGATCGGGGCGATGGCCACCACGGAGCGCGAAAGGCTCGGCGAAGTCCTACAGCTGGCCGCAAGCGAGGACGAACGCGTGCAGGCTGTTCTCGCGTCTCTGATGTCGTCCAACGGGATCTTGCCTGAGATCCCTGAGGAGCCCATTCCGGTCGTTCCCATGGATGAGCCGTGCAGTCGGCGGGGCGACCTTTGGATTCTCGGGACACACCGACTGCTGTGCGGCGAGTCCGAATCACCGGAGCAGCTCGATCGGCTTCTGGCTGGCGCGGAAGTCCATCTGGTCAACACCGACCCTCCGTACAACGTGAAGGTCGAGCCGCGCTCAAACAACGCAATCGCCGCCGGGCTCTCCTCGTTCCAGATGACGGCCTCCGCGCAGCTCGCACGAGCACAGGCGCGCGGGATCGAGGCCAAGCCCACGGCCTCCGCCAAGAAGAAGTCAAAGGCGACGGGGCGCATGCGCCCGAAGGACCGGCCGCTCGAGGACGACTTCCTGTCGGAGGACGAGTTCAACCAGAAGCTCGCGGGTTGGTTCGGGAACCTCGCCCGCGTGCTCTTGCCCGGGCGGTCGTTCTACATCTGGGGCGGATACGCCAATTGCGCGAACTATCCGCCGGTCCTGAAGGCCAGCGGACTCTACTTCAGCCAGTCGATCATCTGGGTGAAGGAACACCCCGTCCTCACGCGCAAGGACTTCATGGGCAATCACGAGTGGTGCTTCTACGGCTGGCGTGAGGGTGCCGCGCATCGCTTCTTCGGCCCCGCCAACGTCCCCGACGTCTGGAGCGTGAAGAAGGTCAACCCGCAGGCCATGGTCCACCTCACCGAGAAGCCGGTAGAGCTCGCGGTGCGCGCGATCCAGTACTCGTCCCGCCCAGGCGAGAACGTATTGGATCTGTTCGGCGGGAGTGGGAGCACGCTCATCGCTGCCGAGCACACGGGACGGCGCGCGTTCTTGATGGACAAGGATCCCGCTTACTGCGACGTCATCGTAAAGCGGTGGGAACAGCTCAAGGGCGGGAAGGCGGTCCTCGAACGCCAACTCGAAGCGGTGACCTCGTGAAGCCGAACCGCCCCGAAATCGACGCCCGCCGCCGGATGGTCGCGGAGTTCATGTTGAAGGGCTTCGCCCTCGACGCCATCACCGACGCGCTGGCGCCTCACTTCCGTCATCCCAAATCGGGGAAGCCGTACACGCGCAACGCGATCTACCGGGACTTCGTTGCCTTGCGCAAGCAGTGGCGGGAAGACGCCGCGGCGGACATCGCCGAGCTACGCGGGCGCCAGCTCGCGGAGTTGCTGTTGGTGCGTAAGCAAGCCTGGCTGGAGAAGGACCTCGACAAGGTGCTCCGTTCTCTGGCGCAGGAAGCCAAGCTTCTCGGCCTCGACGCGCCGGTCCGTGTGGACATCACCATGCTCGCGCGCACGCTTGCCGAGGAGGCTGCGAAGCTCGCTGGGTTCAGTGATGAGGCTGCTGCCGCAGTCGCGGCGCGCGCCGAGGAACTCGCCCAGTGATCCCCGTCCTCGTCCCGGAGAAGGTCGCGACCCGGCGTGCGCTCGATGCCGCTCGCGCGGCGCTTGCCGAGGGCTTGCTCCTGGCGCAGCGGCGGATGCGTGTGGGGCTCGCCCTGGTCGAGCCCCCCATCACGACCGATGAGCAGCTCCGCGCCTACATGGCGCAGCGGTTCGGCATGCGCATCCCTGACGTGCAGGTCTGCCCGCATCACACGACGCCCTGGAGGGCCTTCGCCGATGCCTTCTTCGCGCGAGCCCCAATTTCTGTGTGGAAGGCGTCACGCGGGCTCGGCGGCAAGAGCCATCTGCTTGCCGGGCTCGGCACGGCGGAGGCTGCTGCGCTCCAAGCGGACGTGAAGATCCTGGGCGGGTCGGGCGAGCAGAGCAAGCGCGTGCACGAGTCAATGCAGGGGTTCTGGTGGAGCCAGCTCGCCCCGCGCGAGCTCCTCGCCAGCGACCCCTCGCAGCAGCGCACGCGCTTGAAGGCCGGAAACAAGATCGAGGCTCTGCTGGCATCGAGCAAGTCCGTGCGAGGCCCGCACCCTCAGCGTCTGCGCGTGGACGAGGTTGACGAGGTGGACTGGGAGATTCTCGAAGCCGCGCGCGGCATGCCCCAGGACTCGCGCGGCATCCTCTCGCAGACGGTGCTCAGCAGCACGCACCAGTACGAGGATGGGAGCATGACGCGCCTGCTCGATGAGGCGAGCGAGCAGGGTTGGCCCGTCTACGAGTGGTGTTACCTCGAATCCATGGCGGGCCCCGATGCGTGGCTCACGCAGGCGATGGTCGACCGCAAGCGCGCGACGATGAGCGCCGACGCCTGGTGCGTGGAGGTGGAGCTCCAACGACCGAACGCCGAAGCCAAGGCGATCGACACCGCTGCTGTCGCGCGTATGTTCGACCGCTCGCTCGGCGAGTACGAGGGTGGCAACGGGGAGTCGATCGAGATCGAGCCGCCCGACCCCAACGGCGAGTACGTCCACGGCGCGGACTGGGGCAGGCGTACGGACTGGGCGGTCATCGTCACGGTGCGTACTGACGTGCGTCCGATGCGTCTGGTCGCCTTCGAGCGCCGTGGTCGCACGTCCTGGCCTGAGATCACCGCGATCCTGGATGCGCGCCAGCGCCGGTTCGGCGGCACGGCGAAGCACGACGGGACCGGCCTCGGTGACGTGGTCGACGGGTTTCTCAGCATCCCGGCGGAGAGCGTGTGGCTCGCCGGTCGGGAGCGTCAGGAGATCTTCTCGGCGTACGTGCTGGCTATCGAGCACGACGAGCTGCGCGCCCCCTACATTCGCTGGGCGGTGAAAGAGCACTCGCGTTGCACGCACGCCGACCTTTACGGGGCAGGGCATCCGCCCGACACGCTCGTCGCGGGTGCCCTTGCCTACGCCGCTGCGAACGTCACCCCGGTGTTGATCCCCACGGCCCGCAACACAGCCTTTGCTGCGGCATCCACGGAGGCGAGTGCATGGGACTGATCGCGCGCATCAGGGCGGCGGGAGACGCCTTCCTGGCGTCGGGGAAGAAGCCCGAGCCAACGACGGATCTGATCGGCGCGGCGGCATCGAGTTACTTCCCGCAGTTCGTTGATTCGCGTTGGGGCCTGCAAACGGTCGATGATCTGGTACTGCAGAAGGGGTGCAGCGTCTACCGCGAGATGAACGATCGGGATGATCAGGTGCAGAGCTGTCTTGGGTTCCTCACCTATGCGCGCCTCTCGACCGGCGGCAAGATCGTCCCGGCAAGTGATGACCCGGCGGATCTGCGGGTGGCGGACTTCGTCCAGTACGTGCTCGACGAACTCAAGGGCTCGTCGACCACGCGCTTCTTCATGGATTTGATGGAGGCGCCGTGGATGGGTTTCGCGTGCGTGGAGAAGGCGTGGGGTGATCCGATCGTGGGTGGCGACTTTGCCGGTTTGCGGCCTTATCGCACGTTCCGCGCGCTGGCGCAGGAGACCGTGACGGTGAAGGTCGATCTGCATGGCGACATTGAGCCTGACGGTGTGTGGCAGAGCAAGCCGGGGCAGATGGTCGCGCCCGGGCTCGACCCATCGCAGTTCGAGCACTTCCCGCGCGAGAAGTTCGTGCTCTGGTGCTGGAAGATGCGCTGGAGCAATCCACTTGGTATGAGCATTCTTCGCTCCGCTTACCCGTACTACTTTTTCAAGCGCGAGACGTTCAAGCGGTGGGCGCGATACCTGGAGAAGCACGGCCTGCCGCGTGTGGTGGTGGAGGCTCCGGAGAAGGCCACGCAGAGCCAGCTTGAGGACGCGGCGGAGATCGCGCGGCGGTTCCAGAGTGATCTCTGTATCGCAGTCAAGAAGGGCGTGACCATCAACGTCACCGAGCCGAGTAGTGCCCCCACGGTTAATTTCACCGAGGCGATTACGGCGGCGAATCGCGGGATCGCGCATGCCTGCTTCATGCCGACGAACCTCATCGACCAGACCGACACGGGGTCCTTTGCCAAGGCGCGCGTGGATCAGGCCGCGTTTGTGTGGGTGTTGAAGAACCTCGGGCTCCTGTTGTCTGACGATGCGATGAACGAGCAAGTGATTGCTCCGTTGTGCGAGATGAACTTCGGCGAGTCTGTGAAACCGCCCCGATGGGAGTTCAACCCGTTCGAGCAGAAGGACCTCGAGAGTATGGCGCGGGTGCGCAAGACGCTCTCCGAGGTCGGCTTCCCGCTCAGCAAGGCCGAGATCGCGGCAACGTTCGATGTTGATCCCGCCGACACTCCCGAGGATGAGCTGAAGGCAGCGCAGCCGGCGACCCCACAGCCGGGCATGCCGATCCCGGGCCTGCCAACGATGGAGCAGATGCGCGCGGTCATGGACGAGGAGGGCGCGGCGCTCGAGGCGATGGTTGCGGAGATCATCCGGGCCCGCACGAGCAGCGATCCGGAACACGAGGTCGCCGACGTGCTGCGTGGGAACGGCCGCACGAAGGATGCCGCGAAGGTGCTGGTGCGATGATGATCACCTGCATCTATGCCCTCGCGGCTGCCCTTGTGGCGGTGATCGTCCTCCTCGTCACGGAGCCTGGGGAAGACCGATGAGACCGCGCCGGTTCGCCGCGACGCTGGTCCCCGCGGGTGCGTATTGGCGCGATCCTCTCGCGACGGAGCAGAAGATCGACTTCGGGGCCCTGGAAGAGGCCGAGGGGGAGGCGATCCACGGCAGCCGGTTGCGGCTTGGGCTCCTGCTTCACGCGCAGCGCGAGGCTCTGATCCGCTGGACGCGGAGCCCGCGCTTTAACGCCTCCAGTGCCCGGCGGATGCCCCTCTGGTTTTCCGCGCAGATCGGGAACGAGTTCATCCGCATTCGTGCGCGCGGCTACTACGAGGGGGTAGCGCAGCACAACGCCGAAGCTGAGCGTGCCGGGGGGAAGGCGAGCGTGCCCGGCCTGAGCGAGGCGTCCACGACGAGGCTCATCGAGAACGCCTGGACTGCCGGGCGTCAGTTCGCCGCCTATGTGCTCGCCCCGGTGCGCGTCATCGTGCAGAGCGCCTTCGGCGTGGATGGCAGGCGCATCAAGCCGCAGGAGCGCCTCGAGCAGGAGATCCGCTCGGCCTACGCACGCTGGATCATGGGCGCGTCCTTCCCCGTCGACCGCTCGGAGATCCACCTCGCGACTCCGCTGGACGTGATGCGCATCGCCTACCAGACGTGGCAGCAGCGCAACTTGCCGATCGTCGCTTGGCTCGACTACATGGTCGAGGAGATGACCGGCAACGGCACTGCGGTCCCGATCCTCACGGACAACGCCACGAAGTCGGTTGTGCTCACCGAGCGCATGCGCCAGGTCAACGCGGCGCGCTACGAATCCGGCCTCAAGGACGTGCAGGTCGAGGCGTACCAGTTCAGCGCGATGATGGACGAGCGCACGTGCGCGGTCTGTCGCCGGCTGGATGGGATTATCCGGCTCAAGCGCGATGAGTTCTGGTACTCCGCTACCCCGCCCATGCACGACAAGTGCCGCTGCGTCCTCTCGCAGGTCATGACCTGGGAGAAGGCGACGCCAACAACAGACGCGATCATCCGCGAGCTGAACTTCGAGAAGGTGCCCGTCGGCTACGGCGGGTATGACCCGAGCCTGTCATCCGAGGAGGCGGTGAGCGCGTATCTCGCGGTGCTGTCGCGCCGCCTGGATCGCGCCGCCGATACGAGGTGGCTGGCGCTGGAGGTGGCCCATGTCTGAGCATGTCGCGCTCCTGGCGTCTCCTGACGCCTTCGCCCCCCAGACGATCCGCCATGAGGTCGCCGCCCCTGGCGTGACGCGCATCATGGGGTGTCGGCACAAGAGCCGCACGACCGAGCCGCTTGCCTACCGCTTCGATGCGGGGTCATTCACGGCAGACGAGGCGCGCGCCTGGATGGACACGCGCACGATCGCCTTCGCGAGGTTCGAGCCGAGTGATGACGGCTACGAGGTGGATGTCCCCCTGCTCCCGGCATCGGGCCATCTGGTCGGCAAGGGTGGCGTGAAGCTCGATGTCACGCCCGAACTGGTTGATCAGGCGCTAGCAACTAACACGCGCCTGATCAACGAAGGGACGCTGAGTCCGGCGGGGAAGCTACTCCACGAGGAAGACCAGAGCTTCGCCGCGCGCGAGTTTGGAGACGGTGCCTTGGGCCGCGTCAAGAGCGTGTACAAGGACTCCGCCGGCAGGCTCATGGCGCGTATGCGGGGCGTGTCCTTGAAGTTCGCTGATGCGGTCCGCCGCGGGATCTGGGGGCCGGTGAGCGCCGAGTTCAAGCGCACGTGGACGGACCCGAAGACGGGCGAGGAACACCCCATGGCGTTGATGGCGGTGGCGTGGCTCGGCTCGCAGATGCCGGCGACTGCCATCCACGAGATGTACCAGCTTTCACAAACCGCCGACGAGGACCTGCTTGTCTGGCTGGCCGCAGGCGAGGGAGCACAACCCGGCAGTGATGGAGCCCCAATGACGCCGGAAGAACTCAAGACTCTGGTCATGGGCTGGATCGCGGAAGCCCTTGCCAGCGGGAAGGACGACACGCCGCCGACCGAAGAGAAGGAGCCGGCGGAGGAAGAACCCAAGAATGGAGACGAGGACATGGACGAGAAGGAGAAGGCCCAGCTCAAGGCCCAGCTCGCCGCGCTCGAGGCGCAGGCGAAGGCATCGCGCGAGGCCCTCGTGGATTTGCGGCTCAGTGCTGCGGTCCAGGCAGGCAAGGTCACTCCGGCGGAGGTGACCGCGCAGAAGAAGCTCATGGCCGACATGAGTGACGAGATGGTGAAGCTCTCGCTCGACACCATTGATGCGCGGGAGGCGAAGGTGGTGACGGGGCTGGTGGGTGGCGGGCACGCCGCGCTGGAGGCGAAGAACAGCGCCGAGACGCTGATTGCCCTCACCGACGCCGCGCAGAAGGGTGACATGACCGTGAGTGAGGCCTTCATGAAGGCCACCAACGAGAACCCCGCGGCTGCGCTGGCGTGGCTGAAGGACCAGGGGCTCACGTCTCTGGCCGGGAAGGAGTAGGGCAATGGGTGGCACTTTCACTGGTGGGCTCAAGAGGCGGAGTTTCCCGCCTGGAGAGGCCTACAACGAGGGCGCGTGCCTGTACCTGAAGAGCGACGGCAAGCTGTACAAGGCGGTCGGAACGACGCAGGCCAGCAAGCCCGGGATCTTCATCTCGCGCGAGGCTGCGACTGCCGCTGACGTCACTGCGGGCAAGCCGCTCGACTGCGAGATCATGGCGCCCACGACTCTGATGCGCGCCTCCGGTGCTTGCACAATCGGCCAGTGGGCGACGTGCGACGCGGAGGGCGAGGTCTCCAACAGCGCCGTGGACGAGGGATGGACCCCGGGGATCTTCCTGGAGACTGGCGTCGACAACCAACTCGTGGAAGTGGCGATTCTGCCGATGCAGATCACGGACATCAGCGACACCGTCGCCGACTAAGGAAGGAGGCTCACAGTGCCAAGTCCTACTTTGGGCAGTGTGCAGACTGCCCTTCCGCTCCAGCAGATTTCGATCGGGTACACCAATGCCGAGTACACGCTTGCCAATGCGTTCCCGGTGATTCCCGTCGGTGCTCGCACCGGCAAGTACTACGTGTTTCCCAAGGCGGAGGCGTTCGCCGATGAGGCGCTCGTTGTGTCGGCCGGGCTGAGTGCCTCGCGCGGTACGCGCTCGATCTCCGAGGACACCTTCACCCTCGACAAGCTCGCGCACGAGGAGGAGGTGTACGACGACATCGTGGACGAGGCGATCCGCAACAACGCCAACCCGGCCCTGGAGTACCTCCAGGCGACGGAGGCGGTGACGGATCGGGTCTTGCTCAAGCGTGAGCGGATCATCGCGACTATGATCACTGGCACGTCGTGGACCGGTTCGGCGGTTCTCGCTGCCGGGTCGGAGTGGAACAGCGCCGGTGCTGGGGATCCGGTCGAGGTCCTGAACACGGCGCACATGGCGGTCTACGACACGATCTACCACTCGGCGAACACCTGGATCACGGACTGGAAGACGTCCTTCATCCTCCAGTTTCATCCGCTGATTCGCGACCTCGTGAAGTATACGCAGGCTGGTCCGGTCCCGATGGCCCAGATTGCTGGGTTCTACGGGATCAACCGCGTGTTCGTCTCGATGGCTGGATACAACACCTCCGGGAAGAACCTCACGGCGTCGCTTGCGTCCGTCCTGGGCGATTACTTCTGGCTCGGATACGTCTCGCCGGTCGCGGCTCGCCGCGTCCCGTCTGCTGCGTACCTGTTCGAACTCAACGGCGCGCAGGGCCGCAAGGTGGAGACCTACCGCGAGGAGAAGGAGTACCGCGACGTCGTCCGGTGCACCAGTTACTTCGCGGCAAAGGCAACCTCCGTGGACGCTGGTTACCTGATCAGCAACACGCAGGCGTAGGCCAACAACAGCAATCGGAGGGGGGGGGGGGTNNGCGCCCCCCTCCTGATTGCAGAGGTGAGCATGACGATCTACAAGGCAACGAGACACCTGGACATCTGGGGGCGTGACGGGCTTACGAGGGTTCCGGCTGGCGGTCTGGTGCCGATTGGACTGGTCGAGCCCCAGATGCTCGTCACCGGATGGGTCGTGGCTTGCGAGCCCGAGCCCATTCCCGAGCCGACCCCCGAACCCAAGAAGGAGAAGCGAACCAGATGAAGAAGCTGCTCTCGGCCGCGCTGGCGGTCATCGTGCTCCTGGCTGTGGTTGGGAGCGCAGAAGCCTCGAAGAAGTCCACTGCCGTACCCCCGATCCGCCATGACAACCCCGGGTACATCGAGCTTGGGCTTGGCGGCGGGGTCTACGAGTACAACATCTACAACCTCGGTGTCGTGTCGTCGATCTCTGCCCTCGGTATGGTAAACAGGATCCCTCTCCAGGCCGCGAGCGACACCGTGCGCCTGGGAACTGTGAAGAAGACCTACGTACTGCCGTCGAAGGCGACCGACTCGCTCATGGTCGGTACAGGCCTGATCGCCCGGAATATTCAATGCCAGACGATAGCGGGCACGGATAGCAACATCGACGCCGGATATATCCGCATGGCGGGCCGCGACGCCGTGGGCGCCAAGGTCACCGAGATCTTCACCCTAACGAACAACACCGAGTTCAAGAGGCAGGGCACGGTCTGCTTTGCGTACCTCGACTCGCTGACTGTGCCCGCAGCCGCAGCCGATGGAGACGTGGCGATCTACATTGGTCGAGGGCAGCAGATCGGTCTTCCCTGGACGGGGGAGGTCCAGGCTCCGGTGCTGGCGGTGTGGGAGAACGGGGCGTGGAAGACGCTTGGGGCCACAGTGACAACCCCCGTGGTCATTGACATCGACTCCTGCTACGCATCGTCGACCGCCATCAGCGGCAATTCGATCAATCTCCGTGGGCAAACAACCGCGAAGGGCACTTACGACTACAAGTTTATTTTCTGGTTGAGCCGTTACCAGTCTGTATCGGCCGCAACGAAGTGGTAAGGAGGCTCCCGATGCGCAAGTCCCTGCTGATCCTGCTCGCGCTGGCGCTCACGCCGGGGCTTGCGCAGGCAGTCTCGGTCGTGCAGCCAGCCACGATCAAGAAGACCGCCGCGGCGCGGCCCGCGATGCCGAACTTTCGCCGGTCGCTCTCAGAGCTGGCGACGTCGACGTACCTCTATGCCGACGACATCGCGGCATCCTACGCCACCTTTGCGGGCGGTCTCTTCCTCCCGTACTGGAATCCTGACGGCGCGGGCACCGTGAACTACATCGCGCAGTATGCGCACGTGCGGGCGATCTCGGGCGGGCCGCTCGTAGTCAAGATCATGCGCCCGTGGTTCATCGCGGGGGTTGGGTTCTCGGCGGCAGCGGTCGACACCTCGACGACCATCACGCTCTCGACCGACGTGACGGCGGCGAACAAGCAGACCTGGATCTACGGTCCGATCTGGGGCTTGCGGATCACGGCTTCGGGCGGGGCGGGCGCATGCGAAGTCACGTATTGGTAGCCTGCCTGCGGGTAGCCTGCCTCGCGCTGCTCCCGGGCATCTGCGCCGGGGCGACGCTTGAGGTCGGATCCGGCAAGGCCTACGCGACCCCGACGGCCGCCATGGCCGCCGCCCATGCCGGGGACCTGATCCGGATCTTCAGCAGCGCCACGTTCACGGTCGCGAGCCCGATCGTCTGGGTGGACGGGGTCCGGATGGAGGCGGCGCCGACCTACACTCCGACGATCTCCGGCGGGGATGCCTCCCGCTGCGTCCGCAACGACACCACCGTCACATATACCGATTACCGCAACTCCATCACCGGGGTAACCTTCACCCATGGCGCCGGGGATGGATCCGGCGGTGGCGCCATTTACTTCAAGTCGGGCCACCTGCGGCTCGCGAACTGCACGTTCACCTCGAACACGGCGCGCGGGTTCGGGGGAGCGGTCCACCTCAAGGGCACGCACGGATCTTGGTTCGTGACCGATTGCGCGTTCACCGGGAACTCCGTTTCGACCAACGGTGTCTCGACGGAGGGAGGAGCCCTTTGCATCGAAGGCGGCGCCGATACCGTCTGGGTCCAGAGGTGCACCTTTGCGAGCAACTCGATCACGGATCCTGGGACGGGCGGCATCGGCTTCCAGGGAGGCGGGCTGTCGATCCAGCAATGCCCGCTTTCCTTCGTGCTCGACTGCACCTTCACCAGCAATCAGGCTCGCGCGTCCGGCGCCCTCCATGTGTGGCAGGGATCGAACATGGCCTCCGTGGTCCGCGGCTGCACGTTCACGAGCAACACCGCCACCAGCACCGTCGCGCCGACCTACTGCTTCGCAGGGGCCTTCTACGCCGACCACACGATGTTCACGGTCCAGGACTGCCTCTTCAGCCAGAATACGGCCAAGGGCGCAGGAGGCGGGCTCTACATGCACGCCAACGCGGGCTCGTCCGTCACCCGCTGTCAGTTCATCCAGAACACGGCGGGCCAGGGGGCGGCCTCGGGCGTGACCGGGTTCGGTGGCGGGGCCAACATCATCGCCTCCAGTGTGGACGTGACCTACTGCCGCTTCTCGCTTAACTCGGCGCAGAAGGGCGGCGGGCTGGCCATCGGAACGGCCGCGGCGTCGCTTACACCGGGGGCGTGCGCCTACAACCTCTTCGACCAGAACACGACCGGGAGCTTCACGAATGGCGGAGGCGGGGCCGTGTTCGTCTCCCAGGTCAACGGCTCGACCTTCGCGCCGGACCACTGCACCTTCGTGGACAACACATGCACGGCCGTGGGCCGGGCCTCGTGCATCCAGGACTCGGCCGGAGCCCTCGTGACGGCCACCGACGCGGCCACCAACTGCATCTTCTCGAACAACACGACGGGAGCGGTCTGGACGAAGATCGGAGTCGGAACGGTGAATCACACCGCCGGTTGCTCGCAGTTCAACGCCAACACAAGCAACGGCACCTGGACCATGACCGACTGCCTCACGACGGCGGTCAACTACCTGGATCGGCCGAACCACGACTACCGCCTGAGCGGCACGAGCCCGGCCTGGTCGCAGCACGCAACGCACCCCGCCAACTGCGCTGGCGTTACCTGGGGTTACTACCCTTGGTGCGCTGGAGGCGAGGGGTGCTGGATTCCAGCGGACGACCCGCCACCGAAGGTGGAGTGGTGATATGGCCTACCCCTATGGCAGCGCCGCCGGGGTGCGGCGGCAGCACGCCCGAATCACGAGCACGCTCATCTCCGACGAGGGGATCACGACGATCCTGGAGAACGACGTCGACAAGCCCATCATCGACACGATGCTCTACGGAAGAATAACGGCGGGCGCCACCCAGCCAGAGGTGATCAAGCTCATCTCCAACATGCTCGGGGCCGCCGCGATCCACGAACAGCGCCTGTCTCACACGGACAACGAAAGCCGCTGGGCGAAGTTGAAGCGCGAGGCGGCGATGGAACTGCTCCAGAAGGTCGTCGACGGAGAGATCCAGGCCTCTGGCATCTCGGATCCGGTCCTGATGGTGATGACTGACCCCGAGGCTGACCGTCCGGCGACCGAAATCTACACCGGCTCGGAGACCGAATGGGCCGAGCGCACTGAAACTAGGGAGGGATGACATGGACGGGAAGCAGACCTACACGGCAGAGATCACGGTGCACTTCGGCCCGTCCACGGTGGCGTGGTCCGTGACGATCACGGCGGAGAGCCTGGGGATCGCCGAGCGCCTGGTGCGCCACATGACCGCGCACCTGCTGGCGGACGTGGTTGACGTGATCCTGACTCCGGTCGAGGGCTGATGATCGCGGTCGAGTACCACGTGCGCGGGTCGATCCGGACCGCCGAGCGGGCCCTGGCGCTGGCAGATCCCATCACCCTTCAGCGCGAGGTGATCGACCCCTGGGCGCGCTGGGTGCTACACAAGCGCATCCCGAAGATGTACTGGAACAAGGGCCGCATTGCTGGCGCTGATGGGCAGATGTCTTGGTACGCCCTCAGCAAGTGGACGATCGCGAGCAAGGGAGTGCTCAGCTACTGGGGTGGCGTGGCGAACCGGGGCAAGAGCACAACCCCCCTCAGTACCGAGCAACTGCGCATGGCCCGGAGTTACCGCATCGCGCAACACCGCTTGGGTGGGGCGAACTGGCTGTTCAAGCTCGACAACACGGCGCGCTCGCGCTCGAAGTGGTCGCGGGGGTTTGACTACCCCTCGGCTCTGCACACCGGATGGGGTCCGTACATCGTGCGCCCGCGCCCGGGCAACAAGCGCGGGCTGGCGTGGCCGATGCAGCAGGGCACCGTCATCAGCGCCTCGACCGGGCGATCCGACACCGGCGGGAGCATGGCGCGGCGTGGGCTCGCGCGCGGGGGCAAGCGGACCAAGAGCGGCAATGTCGGCAAGCTCTTGGTCGATGCGGCTATCGCGCATGCGTGGGAGACGCACCCCAAGGGCGCGCCCCCGAGGCCTCATATCCGCTGGTTCAAGGTTGACGTCATCGAGCTCGGCTCGCGGCAGCTCAACTGGATCATGCGCGGGCCCGCGGCGGCGGCATGAGGGCGCTCTTCGAGGACAGGCGCTTCGAGGCCGCGAACAGCCGTTACGAGATCAGTGGCGTGACCTTCCCCGCTGGCAAGAAGCGCGACCTCTGGCTCCGCTTCCACGAGACGTTCGGGGAAACGACGCTCTACGTCTTCAAAACGCGCGCGGAGGCAATCGAGGCGGAGCCCGGTGATACCTACCTCGCCAGCAAGGGCGTGGAGCCCGGGGAGTGGCAGTCACTGGTGATGGTGGACAACGCCGGGACCGCGCCGGACATGGCAGGGCTGGTCGTGCGCGCGCGCGTCACCGAGGTGACGGAAGGAGACGAGGTGGTTTGGGGATACACCAGCGACCCCGGCACGGCCGCAGCCGAAGACATCAAAACCCTCATCCTGGCGAAGTGCGCCGCCGGGCTCCCCTTCGAGGACTTTATTGACGCCACCGATTCGACCGGGGCGGGCAAGGTCTACATCTGCCCCCCGGGCGTGGCGGTCCCGGCGCCTTCGATCGTGATCGTCCCGGGCGAGTTGGAGATCGGGCGCAGTTCGGCGGGCACCTTCGAGTGCGTCTACCCCATTGAGGTGCAGATCTACTGCGAGATGCTCGACTCCCCGGAGGCCGCGGCGCTGGCCTGCAGGCGTTACACGGCGGAGATGCAGTCACTGCTGATCGACGAGCACCGCACGCTCTATGGGGCGTGCTTCCTGGAGTACGGCGGATCGCAGCCGGTGCAGGCTGTCTCCGGCGAGCTGAACTACGTGCGCTCGGTGATCACCATGCGCGCGGTGTTCGAGACCGTCTACACGGACCGATAGGAGGCCACAATGGCGAACCCCACGAACGCAGTTGGAGCTTTCACCAAGGCCGCAGGGCTACAGATCGCGCTCGTCGGTTCCACTACGGCCACCGGGTCCGTGTTCGAGCACAAGCTGCGAGACATGGATTGGGGCGTCCTGCCGAAGCCCAGCAGGAAGCTCGAGCGCATCGGCTACCAGGGGACCGGGACGCCGGTGGCGGCGCTCGACGACTACCGTCTGACCCCGTCGCGGCCGACCTTCACGGTCAACCTTCCGCTAACCAAACGGGGCGTGGCAATCGGGCTGACAAGCCTCATGCAGCACGTGGGGTACGACTCCGGGACGACCAGCTACCAGCCGCACGTCTGGGAGGATCCCTTCGTCGCGCCCCCGCTTTTGATGCACCTCGAGGCCGGGATTCCGGGCACGGTGGGCGCGGTGTACAAGACCCTCGGGGCAATCGTCAAGAAGATAGCCGTCGCGGTGCCACCGATCGACGGGTCGGGCGGCAAGCCCACGATGACGTGGGAGGTCGGCGCGGTGTCCGGCTCGCGGCTGAATGCCTTCTCCCTGACCGAGATCACGCCCGCTATCGACGCCACGCTCGATGGAGTGCAGCGATCGTGCGACTGCATCGGCGCGCAGATTAGCGGCAGCGCCGCGAAGTTTCACTCCTACGAGGTGGTGCTGGAAAACGGCGCGACGTGCGAGGGGGTCAACCTCGAGGCGATCCCGACCGCGTGGGCTCTCGGTGACTTCGTCGTGAGCGGATCGGTCACGGTGCTCTTCACCGACCAGACGGGCGATGAGTACTACCTGTTGACCACGGCGCATGAGGCCGCGTCGTCACTGGTCGTCCGCTTCCCGTTCGCAGCGAACTCATACTGCCAGCATCGGCTTCTGTTCGAGGAGCCGGAGATCACGCGCCAGGGTTCGATCTGCCTGGCGAAGTTTCCTTTCACGGCGGTGGACGTGGCGGGCACCGGCACCAACTGGGGCGCTGTCATCGTCACCGAATCCGACATCCTGAACTGGGCCTCGTAAGAAAGAGAGCGGAATATGTATCGGACCATCAAGGAGGCGGAGACCTACCGCCTCGGTTCCAAGGACGACCCCAGGCCTACGCTCGTGCACTTTCGGCGGGCATCGGCGCGTCAGGTCGAGGTCGCGGCATCGGCAATCGAGCGCCAGCGTCGGGAGACGCAGCGCATGAACCGCGACCCTGACGATGCCGCCGCAGTCTCGGCGCGCATGGACCAGGAGCGGGCCTTCCTGACCGGCCAGATCATCGAGGTTCGTGACGCCTACGAGCTGGACGACCGGCTTACTGGGGAGGCGGTCGCGGAGTGGATCGACTCCCTCGACGACTACGCCTACGGCGAGCTTCGCGCGGCGGTGCGCGGGCAACGTCAGCTCACGGCCTTCGAGGCAAAATCCTGAGGCTCGCCGTCAGGGCGAACGCGGAAATAGGGCGCTGCGAGGAGGAGGCGGATGAGAACTTTTACGACTGCGCGACCTGCCGCTCTCGTGAGCTCCACCGGGTCAAGCATTGTCTGCTCGACTTCCCTCATGCCGTCATCCGTGACGGTGATGTCGCCTATTCCGTGGACGGCGAGCTGGCAGCCGCTCTCGCCCCTGAGTACCAGCCGATTGTCTGGCTTCAGTCGATTCGGACGGAGCAGGGCCGTGAACTCTGCTTTGTCCCTTGCGTGCCGGAGTGGGCGCGGATGCTGATGGCAGCCGAAGCCGACGCCAAGGAGTACGGCGCTCGTCCCGCCCCTCTGGACCTGGAGGCGTTCCGCGTGATTCGCGGGGAGCGGTCCCGGTGCTCGCTCGAGGCGCACAAGCGCCGGATAGCGGAGGCGAAGCGTGACGATGCGTGAGCGTGTAGAGGCCGAGTTTGTCTACTCGACCACCGGCGTCAGCAAGCTCGGCGAGGCGAAGGCGGCGGCGGATGCGCTCGGGAAGGCGAACGCCGCCGTGGGCGCTGGGACTGATAAGGTGGCAGCCGCGGCCGGGCGGCTCGCCGCCAGCCATGCGATCTCCGGTGAGCGCATGGCGAAGTACGGCACGACGATTGGAGTCTTGTCCGGATCGATGCGCGAGCTGGGAGTCCAGAACGACCTCGTAGCGCGCGGTATCGGTGTGGCGACCGAAGCGTTCACCGGCATGATGGGACCGATCGGCATAGTGACGGTTGCGATCGGTGGACTGGCCACGGTGATTGCCAGGGCGGCCACGGAATCTGGTCGCCTCCGCAAGGAGACCAAGAGTGCTGTCGAGGGACTCGGCGGATATCGCGGGCTCATGGGGACCGAGTTCGAAAGCAACCCCGCGATCAAGGCTCTTTTCCAGCAACGGACAAGCGACATCGAAGGGGAGCTGACCTCCAAGCGCTCTCGTCTCGATGAAGTCATGGGGCGTTTGGCGCGAAGTCGCGACGCCGGTGTCTGGGGCGAGAACGAGAAATCGCTTGCCGGACTGCGCGCCGAGGCTGGAAGGCTCGTAAAAGAAATCATCGACCTGAATCTTCAACTGGAGCAGACGCGGACCGACGTCGCAGCCCTCAATGGCGTGCCGATCCTGCCGGAAATTGTTGTCAAGCCGCCCTTGGGGTCAGGCGGGCCAATCTCGAACCTCACCTCGACCGATGCACTCACGCGCGGGATGAGGCTCGAGCCCATCGAGCTTCCGGTGAAGCTGATCCCGGAGCAGCCCATCATGGACTCCGGGCGACTGATGACGTCCCGCCCCTTCAACGCCGCCGAGACCTTTCGCATGGGAACGGGCGGATCGCAGATGTCCGATGAGGACCGCCGCGCCGAAGCCTTCCTCAAGGCCGAAGAGATGGTCACCAAGGCGGCGGCGGACCATGCCGCACGCCGGCAGAAAATCGCCGAAGCGGAGGCACGCAGGCGCGACGCCCTGATCGCACGCTACCCGAAGACCTACGCCGGAGCTATGGGCGCGGTGCAGGGCATGCAGGAGGTCTCCTCCAGGATCGTCCAGGCCGCCCTCCTGCGCGAGGACGTGAGCCGCCTGAAGGGACTCGAGGTCGTCAAGTATGTCGCTGCCTCTGGCCTCAAGGCCGTCGCCGACGAACTGGCAAAAAAGGCGTCGATCAAGGCAGCTGAGCAGATCGCCGAGGCTCTGTCGTCGTGGCCGAATCCCACCGCTATGGCTGCGCACTTCGCCGCCGCCGCGGCCTGGGGCGCACTCGGCGGCACTGCGTCGGGCATCGGGGCGGCAGTCATGGGAGGCGCTCAGCGTGACCTCGATCGCGGGCTGCGCCAGGCTGAGGAGTATGGCGGGGGCGGAGTCGGGGGCACCAGTTCCAGCGGAGGCGCGCGCGGCAACGTCGGCCCATCGGCGAGCATCGTGGATGCTGGCGCCGTCTCCCAGACCATCAACTACAACATCCAGGTGACCTACGCCAGCGCCGTCGTGTACGGCCAAGGTGGCACGCGCGACTGGTTCTACCGCGAACTCGTCCCCCTCTACAAGGAGGCTCGCATGGCAGGGCTGATCGCATGAGCCAGAGCAAGCCCGTCATGGCGCTGGGGCTCGACATCTACAACCCAACCCTCAGCATCATGGGCGCAGCCCCGGGGATCGCTGCCGGCTGGGGACTATCCGGAGGTCCGGCAGTAGGGTCGAGCAGCTACAGCGGCCCGAAACCCGGGCATCATCGCGTACAGCGCATCGGCATCCCGAACACCTCTGGAGTTGCCACCCTCGTCAGCAACTGGGTGCGCGGGCGCACCACCAACCCAGCGACCACACTTTTCTGTGGTCTCCTGCACGCGAGGCACACGGGCATTGCCTCGGACACGCGGATTTATATCCAGTGGGGGGACTCGTCCGGTGCTGCCATCGGGCAGCTCCAGCTCGGGACCGCGATTACCGCTACAACCGGCGACGACTGGGAACTGTTCACCAAAATTTCATCCGGCGCGCCAACCGCCGGCGCCGTCTACGCGCGCGTGTATCTGCGCCTCGCCCCTCCGGCCTCGGGGACATCTTACTGGAGCTTCGCTTTCGCGGGCGTCGGCTGTTACGACGACGCCAGCGCCTACTACCAGTGGACGCGCTACTACGCGCACCCCGGGACCGCCGCGTGGCTGGCACCGCGGCGCAACGCAAGCCGTGACTCTATGGGCAGACTGCGCTTCGTGGACGCCGAGCGGTGCTCGCATCCCTTCCGCCTGGACCTTGCGACCAGCGGCATCCCGGAGGCGGATAAGGAAGTCCTGGAGTGGTTCCACCGCTACAACTGCGGCAGTGTCAGCGAGGGCACGGCAAAAAATCCATCCGGAGGGTATTGGCCCATCCTGATTGCCCCCGGGACGTCCGTCGCCCCGGCGGCGATGCTCGCGGACTTCGTTGATGATGAGTTCACCCTCCGTCCCGCCGGGCGGTTCCTCTCCGACCCTGCCATCTACACCGGCCCCGTGCGGTTTCTCGAGCGCGTCTGATGCCGCTGTCCGATGCACAGTTCTTCGAGTCCGGCGCCGCGCGCCGTACGCGCGTCGAGGTCCAGGACGACGCCGGCGCGTGGGTCGACTTCAACGCCTCCGAACCAGCATCGCACGACGACTACTACGCGGCGCTTCTGGTCGAACCGCGGATCTCCCTCGGCGTCGAGGACGGGCCGGACAACTACGTCACGCGCGTGGATGCGATCACCATGGATAACCGCCCCTTCGCCGGCAGCAATCGCGGCTTCTGGCACCAGGCGCTCCCGGTCACGCTGCGCGGCTCGACGTTCTCCACCTGGTACCGGCGCAAGGTCCGCATCGGGTTCGACTTCTGGTTCGCCAATGGGACCTATGACGACTTCTACCCGCTCGGTACTTTCCAGATTCGCGAGGTCCGGCGCAACAGACAGGCGGCGACCATCACGCTCTCGGGTGTGCATGAGCGTCTGATGGAGCGATCGGCAGCCACCGTCAAGAGCGGTGCTGAGTGGTATCAGGGCATCCAGATCACGGCCCTCATGCGCCGCGTGGCGCTGGCAGCCGACCCCTCGATCTCTCTCGACGCCAGCGTGTCGACCGAGGCGCTCGACCTGGGAACCCTAACCTCCGCCTCAGCATCCTCCTGGGGAAGCGTGCCCGGGACCCTCGTCAACGGCGACCGCCCGGCTGAACAGTGGATTCCCCGCTACCCCGCCGCGCACGGGTCGGACTCTGACCTGGTGTGGTGGCTCTGTGACGTGCCCGGGCCCCGTCCCACGTGTGACACCGGAATCGCCCTGTTCCGCATCTCGACAGGCCGCTGGACGATCGTACGACGCCCTGGGGACGGGCTCGGCAGCGACTCCTACCTCGAGGACGGGACGCCAGTCTGGGCGTATGCCACGAGCACCTACCTCTACTGGACGGCGGCGAAGATCGGTGTCTATGACAGCGCCGTGCCCTGGACGCTCACCCTCTTCCGGATGACCATCGCCACCCCCGGGACGATCGCCGAGCGGGTCGCCACGCGCGTATACTGGCCTGCGCGAGAAGCAATGCGCTCCATCAAAACCAGCGTGGGCTGGATCGGCGGCGTGGGCTGGCAGCACGAAGGCGACACGTACTACTACGGCGAGCTTGCCATGCTGCCCATCCCGCAGGCGATGCACGGGCTAAGCACCGATGAGGCGCGCTGGTGGACCGGCGTCGACTACCTCGAAGGGTCCGTACAGGGGGCGCACGATGCCGGAGCCGCCGGGAACGAATGGTCTACCCTGCCGACGATCGAGACATCCAGTCGGGGCGGGAAGATCGGGGCCTACAGCGTCACCGGGCAGGGCGAGGGACTCGCGTTTCCGTATAAGGCGCTCCTCAGCTACGCCATGGGCGACACGATGGCCCCGCCCGTGCAGATCGGGGATGATATCTACTGGATCGGTGTGGACGATGACTGGCAGTGGATCATCTACCGCATCCCCTACGCTGGCACGACGGTCCACTCTTACACGGCTCCGGCTGTGCTGGCCGGTACGGCGCCCATGTTCGAGTCACAGGTCTCGGCGTGGTCGCTCGCCCCGGCGGCGAACGGAACGGATCCGGCGCTGATCTTCGCCACCATCGAATGGGACGAGTCGGAGTCGACCGATCCGGTCTGGTCGCGTACACGCATCCATCGTTGCCGCTGGCTGCCGGGCGGGGAAGAGCCCGACGAGACCGACACGCTGACGATCGACGACCCGGCAGACGGCGCCACGGCGGATCTGGCGCGCGTGCTCGTCCACCTGTTCACCCCGAGGACCGGGACATCAACCGCCGCGTCCTGGTCGATCGGCGTCGTCTGCAACCGCGCCGACATCAGCGGGCAGTCCTACGGACTCGGGCTCTGGAAGTACGCCGGCGGTGCCCTAGCACAGATCACCCTCGCCATGAGCACGGGCTACACCGGCCCGCTGAGCGCACGCCCCTTCGGCAATTTCACGCAGTCGGCCGACGGCACGCGCGTCTACTTCACCGATCAAGCAAGCGGCCAGCTCTGGTCCGTCACGACCGACCTCACGTCCGTGACCTGGACACTGGAAAATCAAGGCGCGTCCGTGCACCCCACGGAGTTCTGTGCATCCACGATTCGAGGCCTCGTCGCCGGCGGCAAGGTCTTCATGGCACAGGCGCCGGGGTCCAGCGGGGACATCACCTCAGAGGTGAACCCCTGGTGGGGACAGACCTCGTCGCTGGTCCGCCATGCGACGGGCCTCTACCCACTGGTCGAGTACAGCACCCGCATCCTCGACATCGTCGACAACGCGGACATGGGGGACCTGACGTGCTGGGAGGCGATCACGCAGCTACGTCAGCTCGCCTACCGCTACGCACTGGTCGTGGAATCGGATGGGACGCTCGCCCTGCGGCGCCGGGGGGAAGGCGCCAGCGCCGGGACGATGGTCCGTGTCGAGGACGTCGGATACCCCGTTTGGACATCCGATGAGATCCCGGTCCTGGTCGAGGGTGATGACTACGACGACAACACGGAGATCAAAAACGCTGTTGAAGTTCACCCCTACGGGCCTATCGCACCGGCTGAGCCGACCATGCAGCCGATCGCAGCCGCCGGGTCGGCCTTCGGCGGCCAGTATCTGGTCCAGACGACCAAGTCCCGCGCGCTGACGGTCGCGATCACCTGCGTTTCGGGCGGAGACCTCCTCCAGGGTGATCTGTTGTGGCGCTTCCAGAGATTCGCGCAGCCGGTGCACTGCTACCTCAGCGTCGTCGCCGATCCTGCCGACACCACGATCTACGTGGGAGACCTCCGCTGGAAGAACGGCCGAGTCGTGAGTGGGGATCAGATCGTGCGCGTGGGTGATCTCGTCACCGTGGGCTCGGGCACGCAGCGTGCCATCACCGGATTGCCCGGGGTCTACGGCGACTCAGCCGTCACCGTGCAGCTCGCCGGCGGGATCGGCATCGACGCACCGGCATACACGGAAGTCACGATCGTACCGGCGGACTCGATGCAGGCGAGCGATGGCGAGGATGGGATCACGACGCTCTCCGACGACGTCCTGGCCGCGGATGACGCAGTCGCCCTGACCGATGGGTCGGCGGTCGCCTTGGGCTCGGTCCTGCGGATCGACCAGGAGCTCCTCATCGTGGCGCGCATGTCGACCTCGCTGTCGGGGGGTGATCTGGTCTGGTCCGCCACCGTCGAGCGCGGGTGCTTCGGCACGGCTGCTGCCGATCACTCCACCGGCGCGGCGGTCAAGGCCTACGTCTACACCCCACAGTCCGGGCGCACCTACCCGGTCGGGGACACCGGCGTTCTGTTCGGGCTCGCCCCGATCGACAGCGACACGGCGGTTGAGGCGCGCACGGTCGCCCAGGGGGACGGTCTCCTGGTGCAGACCTACGGCGTCACCTCGGAACCGCTCGAAAGTGTCATCGTCCGTGCCGTTAATTCGGCCTCGATCGGAAACCCTCCGGAGTCCGGCTACGGCCGCAAGGACTTCACGGTAGACAACCGATTCCTCGCCCCCACTCCGGCGCGCACGCTCGCACCCGACATCGTCGCCGAGTGGGCATACCCGAAGCGCGTCATCGAGGGCGTGCGGATCGACGCCATCCTGCCACGGCTGAAGATCGGGTTGGTTGTGACCTTCGACGGAGACACCTTCGAAATCGTGGAGATCCACTACGATCTCGCGTCATTCCGAATGGATTGCGTCCTTCGGGCCTGCACCGTGCCTGCCATGGCGGCGCCCGAGGGCGGTATTGCCGAGTCGCTGGACTCAGGCATTATGTAGGAGGTTATACACGATGCGTCGCTTACTCCTCGCCCTACTCCTTCTCCCCGCGCTGGCGCTGGCGGACAGAAGCTTCCAGAGCGCCGACGAGTGGACCACGGCGAAAACCTTCCGCTACGGCAGCGGACGATTCCGCATGGCGTGGGACAACGACATCCGCGTCTACTCTGTGCTACTCAGTGACACCACCGGGCTGACGATTCCGGCAGACTCCTCGCGCGCGTTTGTCACCGAGACCGGCGACTCGTGCACGGCCTACTGGTGGAAGAACCTCGAACCGGGCTACTACCGATACATTGAATGTACGGGCGATGACACGACCTTCGCGAATCTCCCCGAGCGGTTCGGGTTCCGCTTCGCGCCCGATTCGTCGGTCAGTGCAGCGGCATTGCAGCTCGACACCGCTGGGCGCTTTGTGCCTCCGGCACCCATGACGCCCGACTCGGGCGACGCGGCGCTGAACATCAACTGGATCAGGCCTCGGGGCAACGGTGACGTCGCGTTCGACTCCTCGGGCGTGGATGTCTTCGGGCGAATCGACGCTGCCGATGGGCTCTATGTATCGGGCGGCGAGGTCCGCGTTGACGGTGACCGGCAGGTGAAGCTCTACGGCAGCGTTTACGCTGGCGACTCTTCTGCCGACACGCTCTATGTGGGCGGTGTAGTGGCGTGCTCCCTCGATGTCACCCTGGGGGCCGATGCCACGAGTTCGGTCATCACGATCGGCTCAGACCTGAGTGATCAGACCATCGTCAATTCCACGGTGGCATGTTCATCCGCCGTTTGGTTCGCGATGGAGCCGGAGGTCGGGGAAGACGACACGCTCTCCACGCGCGCCTATGCTCGCAGCGTCGGTGGTGGCGGCGGCACAGGCGAGGGAGCGCTGTTCTATTCAACCGATCTGTTGAACGCGAACAACCTGCTCAACGCGGTGTCTCCGACCTGGGGAGCGGCGGCGATCTCCTCGGGAACGGCCACCGGGGACCAGTACGCGATTTCCGGCGATCACCCGGGCGCGTGGCAGCTGCTGTCCGCGACCGGGGCCAACAGCGGCTACTACGTGATGATCGCGGGTACGTTGCTGCGGCTGGCTGGCGGTGAGAACTCGGACGTGATCTTCCTGCAACGCGCGACCACGCGGGCAACGAGCAGGTACATCACGCGGCTTGGCTTCCACGACTCCGTTACGGCGGCGCTCCCGACCGATGGCGTGTATCTCCAGATCGGCGTCACTGGTGACCCTGCAAACGCCGACAGCCTGTTGGTGAAGGGCAGGACCGCGAACAACAGCACGCGCGACTCGACCGCCACGGGCTACGCCATCAGCACGGATACGTGGTACCGCGCTAAGACTTGGCTGAACAGCGACGCCAGCAAAGCCTACTTCCAGCTTCGCGCGGAGAACGGGACGGTCCTGTGGTACGACTCGCTGGCGGCGCAGATCCCGACCGGCGCGGGGCGTAACACAGGGCACGGCGTCGTGGCAACAAACTCAGGGGCGGGCGCTGCCGCGATGCTCTCCCTCGACTACTTGGCGCTCTGGTGGGATCGCACCCTGGCGCGATAGGCGCGCGGCACACTACGTCCCCGGTCTGACCTCGGATTGGACCTGCTGGTCCGTGGGCTACGAGGATGCCTATGAACAGATCACGACGACTGCACCAGTTGCGGCCACCGTGTGCGTGACGGACAGCGTCATCACATACATTGTCAACCCCTCGATCAACAAGACCGTCTGTCTGCTCTGCCTGCGCCGCTAACGACGGGGCGCAACGGGGGAGGGATCAAACACACCATGGCTACACACATAAGAGCGGAGAGAGGGGATGGGAACGGAACGCCGCCTGGAGTCCGGCTGTCGTATGCGGCGATCACCGTCATCCTCACAACCCTGACCCTCCTCGTCGGTCTGGCGCGAGCGGTCCGCACGGCCGATCTGAGCGAGCTGAACGGACGGATCACCCGAGCCGAGGCGGGAACGGAAGCTGTGGACAAGCGGCGACAGGTAGACCTGGAGACCATCCGATCGGATATCCGGGACCTGCGCCTTGAGGTCCGCGAACTCGCCCGCAACTCGCGGGCTGATCGGTAACCACCACCCGAAAGGAGCCAGTCATGCCGCATACATTTGTGTTGCTTGAGGTCATTGCCACGGAGAACCTGCCGGACCTCGTTCGCGAGGCGGAGGGCGGGCACGCGAGCGAAGCTCACTACACGACCGGCGATGTCGTCGCCGTGTCGCCCCGATTCGTGGAAATGCTCGTGGCGTCCGGCCGCTATCGCGTGCACGTGGCGCCGTCACTGTGACAGCCGCGCTAAGGCGAGCGGTCGCCACCCTCGCCCGCGAGTTCGAGGGACGGAGCAACGTCGTCTACAAGGACCCGGTCGGACTGCGAACTATCGGCATCGGCTGCAACGTCGACGACCCGAGCAACGCGGCGCTGATCGCGCGCGCGGGGATCTCCATCCAGCGGATCCTCGCGGGTGGAGCTATCACAGAGGAGCAGGTCGACACGCTCTTTGCACTCCAGCTCGAACGGGCGGAGGCTGACGTGCTGGCGATCCTGCCCGAGTTCGATGATCTGCCGGACGGGCCGAAGATCGCGCTGCTCGATATGTCCTTCGCACTCGGCCGCTCCCGCCTGGCGCGCTTCAGCGACATGCTCACCGCCGTGCGGGCGCGGGACTGGGAGAGGGCGGCGGAGGAGATCATGGACAGCGACCGGGGGCGCAAACAGAAGCGGCGCTCGCGGGCCGATGCGGAGCAGATGAGGGCGGGGGCAGCCACATGATCACCGCCCTACTCTGTCTCTGCGCGATGTCCGTCCACTACATCTACGGGCAGAGCCCGGGGGACTACCGCGTGACGATCGACGGGGATCCCCTGGCTATCGTCACGGCATACGCAGACGGGATGATGCGCGTCGAGACCGATCGACATGGGCTCGTCGCAGTGACACCCGACACGCTCATCGTGCCCGCGTGCGCGGATCTGCTGGTCATCCCCAGCGGAAACCTGCCCATCGCCTGCGGAGCGGTGACGCGACTCAGGGTGCGAGTGCAAAACCTGGGGACGGAACCGGCCGCGCCGACAGCGACCAGCATTTCCCTTGACGGCGTCCTGGCTGGACAGGTGTCCACGCCCGCGGTTGCTCCCGGCGCGGAGGTCTGGACGGATTGGTTGACAATCTCCCGGCCCCCCGGGCGATACATCATCAGCGGATGCGCTGACGTCGGGAACCAAGTCGCCGAAAGCGACGAAACCAACAACTGTTCGCAACAATAGGAGGGACAGAATGGAAGAGAAACCGCGGCTCGAAGGCCGCTACGGACCTGGACCTGACACGAGCTTCCCGGCGCCGGGCCCGGTTCCGCCGGCGCCGCCGGTCTGGCGGTCGAGCCGCGAGCGGTGGGGCGCGATGCTGTCGAGCTGGGCGCGGGCGGCGTTAGGGGCCATGCTCGCCATCGTGCTCCTGCAGCTGCAGAACTCGGGGAAGCTCCCGGAGACCAAGGACGAGTGGGGCGCGCTGCTGTATGCGGCGCTGGTCGGTGGGCTGCTGCCCATGATCCTACGCTGGCTGAATCCAGGGGATCAGGCGTTTGGACGCACCAAGTAAACGGGGGCGACTCTCAAGCCGGGGCCGGCCGCGGCGACGTGGTGGATCCGCTCTCCCGCGCTCGCTAGCGGCCCGGCTCCGGCCCTCCCTCGTCCCTGGCGATCGCGCTCAGCTAGTACCCGCCCGGACACCTGCCGTCGGCGCCGGCCGCCCGGCGAGCGCGCGCTCCAGCGCCAGCTCGCACCAGTCCGAGCGTGACCGCCGGTCCGCCTCTGCTGCCGCGTCGATCGCGGCCAGCAGCTCCGGCGCGCAGTAGATCGTGATCCTCACCTGCCTGCCCCGGCGCTCCCGCTGATCCACCGGCAGGGGGGGGCGCCCGACGAGGCGCTTGGGCGCGGTCACTCATCCTCCTGAGCCCGCGCCTCTGCGATCACGCGGGCGCACTCCAGGCGGGCAGCCTCGCGATCCATCGACAGCGCGCGCCGCATGTCCTGCGCCTGCCATTCCGCTGCGCCGGGGTACTCGTCGCAGACTTCATCCAGCGCGACATCGCAGATCGCCACCATCGGGATATCGCCAGCCGCGCCCGCCTCGGTCCGCAGCTCGTCGATCTGCTCATCGGTGATCGGGATCTCGATCTCGGTCGCACCCTCGTACACGCCATACTCGATCCCACCCTTGCTCTCGATCGTCCATCTGGTCATCGTCTTCCCCCTGGTCTTGCGGCGCCCCCATCGGCGCCGACATAGGACAGTATGCGGCAAGACAACGTATCGTGTCCACATTTATTTTGCAGTAGGCGCAGAAAGTCTGCAAGTGCTAGCGGGGGACGGGCTTACGGCTGCGGCTCCGGGGGCGCCATTGGCGCCATGGGCGGAGCGGAAAGAAATGCAAAAAAAGACTTCCAACTCGACGCCCTGTGCTGGTCCCATGAAAAGGCCCCCGAGGGTCATCCCCTGCCAGAGACCCCTCGGGGGCGCGATCACGCCTCAGCCCGTGCGGCTGGGCGTAACGGGGGGCCGGGCGCAGTCACCGGCGCTCGGCCCTCTCCGTCCGACTGATCCTACCAGGGGCGCAGGGTGACACGCGCCCCGGAGGACACACCATGAGTGAGAGATCACTCGCCCCCGCGACGAGACCGGATCCGGACCCGACCCAGAATCCGGATCCCCGCTACGAGTACGTGACCTGCCCGGCCTGCGGGCAGCGCTGGCAGCGCATCGACTGGGCGTGCACTCAGCATGCGCTCTCGTGCTCGGTCGATCCCTTGCCGTCCCAGCCTCCCCTGGGGCTCCGTGATCCCGCCGGCTACGTCGGCCCGCAGGACCTGCGCCCCTGCTTCGTGCTCTCGCGCTGGGACGGGCGGATCCTGCAGCGCGACCAGGCCGAGATCATCAACCGGTCCGGCTCGATCGGCCTGTCGGTCGCGGCCCAGCGCCAGATCCTGGCGGACTGGATCTGTGCGATCGTGCGGGCGGGCCAGCCGGTCCCGCGGCAGATCCGGCAGCTCGTCAGCGAGGCCGACGCCATCGACCGCCAGCAGCAGGCGATCTGCCTGCGCGCCGGCGATGCGGAGCGCATCCTGCGCGACATCGCCCCGCTCGATGCGCAGGAGGTGGCAGCCCTGGTCGACCTGGAGCAGTCCAGGGACGAGGCGCGGCAGGAGGCCGCGTCGGCCGCACCGGACCACGGCGGCTTCGCCGACCCCAGGACCGCGGCGTGCTACTACAGCCCGGGGGTGATCCGATGAGCGCCCTCGCGGCCCTCGCGGCTGAACGCGAGACCTTCCTCTCTGAGCGGCGCTCCGGGATCGGCGGCACGGACGCGGCCGCGATCCTGGGGGTGAGCCCCTGGAAGACCCCTCTCCAGGTGTGGGCCGAGAAGACCGGCAAGATCTCCGAGCCGGACCTGTCCGAGCTGGAGCGCATCGAGTGGGGGAATCGACTGGAGCCGGTGATCTGCGAGGCATACGCGGAGCGCACCGGTCGGGTCGTGCGGCGGGAGCCGTCGCTGAGCGTCATGCGGGGGTATCCATGGATCATCGCCCACGTCGACGCGCGGATGACGGATCCGAGCAAGCCCGGCCCCGGGATCCTCGAGGCCAAGGCGGTCGGGGCGCACGCCGAGCACGACTGGGATGGGGAGCCTCCGCTCCACTACGTGGTCCAGCTCCAGCACTACATGATGGTGGAGGACTACCTCTGGGGAGGCTTCGCCGCGCTGATCGGCGGGCAGCAGATGGTGACGACGGATCAGGAGCGCAACCAATCCTTCGGCGCGATCCTGCTGGAGACCGAGCTGTCCTTCTGGCGCCGGCATATCGTCGCCGACATCCCGCCATCTCCTCTCCCGATCGACCGCGAGACTCTCGCGCGTCTCTTCCCTCGCCATGACCTCGATGAGATCGCACTGCCCCCTGAGGCGGCGGAATGGGACACGAGCCTGCGCGGCATCAAGGAGCAGTTGAAGGCGCTAGAGACCGAGCGGGACCTGCTGGAGAACCGCATCAAGGCCGCGATCGGCGAGCACCAGGCCGGGCTTCTCCCGGGCGGAGGCAAGTACACGTGGAAGCTTCAGGAGCGCGCGGCTTACACGGTCGCGGCCTCCAGCTTCCGCGTCTTGCGGCGGGGGAAGTGATGGCGACCAGAGACCAGGTGATCAGGCGCCTGTGCGAGCTGCAGGAAGAGGCCGCCGAGGTGGTCGGGTACGACCAGCCGAACGATTGCTTCTGTGGGCACGGCGGGTTCTGGGACGTGCCGGACTACGCGGCCGATCCGTCCCGATACATGAACTCGGGCAAGGCGCTGGAGTTTATCGAGCAGGCGGTGCGGAGCGCCATCGCCATCCACAGGCTCACTGCGCCCACGAAGGAGAATTGACCATGCCGGAGACCGCACTGACCACCCAGGAAGCCCAGGCCGTCGCCGTTCCGAGGCCCGAGATGGGCTTCGAGTTGACCACCATCCCTGAGGCCTACAAGCTCGCGCAGAGCCTGAGCAAGTCGGCCCTGATCCCGACCGCTTTGCGCGGGAAGCCCGAGGACATCCTGGTCGTGCTGATGAGCGGGCGGGAGCTGGGGATCCCGCCGATGCAGTCGCTTCGGCACCTCCACTGCATCGAGGGGCGCATGAGCATGAGCGCCCAGCTGATCCTGGCGCGGGTGCGCCGCTCGCCGCTCTGCGAGTACTTCACCGTCTTGGAATCGACCAAGACCGGAGCGAAGTGCGTGACCAAGCGCAAGGGTTCCGTGCAGGAAGAGTCGGCGGACTTCACGATGGATGAGGCCGTCGCCATGAACCTGGCCGGGCGGGACAACTGGAAGAAGCAGCCGCGGACGATGCTCATGTGGCGGGCTGTCACCCGCCTCTGTCGGATGGTGTACCCGGACCTGATCGAGGGCCTGTACTCGGACGACGAGGCGGACGACATTCAGCGGCCGTCCAACGCGGCCATGATGGACGCCGTTCCGTCCCGCCCCCGCACGCTCACCGATCTGACGCAGCGCCTCCAGTCCGACCCGCCGCTGGACGTGGAGCCCGAGGACGTGGACGAGCCGGAGGGCGCGTCCGATCCCGACCCGACCCCTGAGCCCACGCCCGAGCCGAAGCCCGAGCCGAAGGCGAAGGCGAAGCCGGCCGCGCCGGTGGTCTGGTAGGTGGGGGATGAAGCTCACCCACCTGACAGCCAGCGACTTTCTCGGTTTGAAGTACGTCGACCTGGACCTGAGCCGCCCCGTCAACCTGGTGCTCGGCCGCAACGGCGCCGGCAAGTCCAGCGTCCGCGACGCCATCCAGTACGCCCTGATCGGCCGCTGTCGATCGACGGACGCGGCCGGGCGCGGGGCGGACTCGTTGATCCGGCGCGGGGAGGAGCGCCTCACGGTGTTCCTGCAGACCGAAGCCGGATCGATCGAGCGCAGCAAGACGATCGGTCGTCCGGCGACGCACAACGGGCTGACCCCCGATGCGTCTTCCGACCTGATCGAGGCCCTGCTCGACATGCCCCATCTGCTGCGCCTGCCCAGCAAGGAGCGCAGCACGATCCTCTCTGCCGTGATTTCGCCGCAGGCCTCGATCGACGACATCCGCCGGCACGCTCTGGCGCTGTCGCTGAGCGACGCAGCGATCGGGTCCTTGCTCGGAGGCTTCGGCGGGATCGGCAAGGGCCCCTACGGGCCCGCTGAGATCGCACAGGCCCATGAACGGTGTTACACCAAGCGTAAAGCCGTAAAGGCGGAGCTGGCCGACCTGAAGGCGAAGCTCTCCGCGGTGCCCGCCGGGCCGGTCCCGACCGCTGACGACCTGGCTACGGCCGAGTCGGCCCTGGAGACGCTGACCTGCCGGGCGGGAGATCTCCGCGAGCAGTTCGGCTCCGCCCAGGAACGCTCGCGCCGGCGCGCCGAGCTGCTGGTGGAAGGGGAGCGTCTGACTGAGCAGATCGCGGCAGCTACCTCCGCGGCTGAGCCAGCCCAGTCGGCGCTCCCCCTCGGCCCATCCCTGGAGGCCCTCTCCGAGCAGCTCGCCGGCGCCCAGGTCCACGCGAAAGCGGCCCAGGACGCCAAGGATGCCGCGATCTCGGAAAAGCAGGCCCGTGCATCGGAGGAGGAGCAGATCCGCCGGCAGATGGCGTCCCTAGAGTCCTCCGGGGGGCTGTGCGACGGAGCCTTCGCCCCGGAAAAGCTTCCCTGTCCGGTCATGGCTCAGCGGCAGGAGAAGGCCGCGGCGTCCGTGGACGCTCTGCGGAAGCGGCTGAGCAAGGCCCAGACCGCCTTCGGCGCGGCACAGGCCACTGAGGGCAAGGCGCGCAAGGCCTGGCAGGACGCCGAGACCGAGGTCGACCGGATCGAGCGCCTGCTCCACGCCGCCCGGGAGTCCGCCGCGGCTTCGGGGGCGGTTGACGCTGAGCGCCTGGCGCAGCTCGAGCGCAGGTACTCGGAGGTCGAGACCGCTCTCGAGAGGCTCGGGGATCCCGATTCTGACGTGCGCCGCATCCAGACCGAGCAGGAGTCGCTCGCGGTGCAGAGCCGGGAGGCGCGCGATCGGCGGGACCGGATCAGGGCCGCGCTCGACTCGGCCGGAGAGCACATGCGGCTCCGCGGCCAGGTCGAAGCGAAGACGGCGCTGGTGGCCATCTTCGAGGAGCTGGTCCCGGCGTTAGAGAAGGGCATCCCGGCCCGGATCCTCGCCGAGAAGGTCGGGCCGGTGCAGCGGCGCATCAACGAGCAGCTCGCTACGATCACCGGAGGCGTCTACCGCGTGGCCATCCGCGCGGAGAAGGGCCTCGACCTGGACGTCTACAAGTCCAGTCCGGATTCGGATCTTCCCCTACCACCCCTCCCGCCCGAATGCCTGTCCGCCTCCGAGCAGCTTCGGCTCGGTGTGGCGCTGGCTCAGGCTGTGTCGATCGCGTCCGGACTGCGGATCCTGGTCATCGACGAGGCTGACATGCTCGACCCCGGCAACCGTGGGCTGCTGATGCAGGGCGTGCTCGCGCTCACCCAGGAGATCCACACCACGATCATCCTCGCGACAGCCCTTCGTCCGATGACCAGCACGACCGAGCAGCTCGGCGTGTACTGGATGGAGGACGGGGCGGCGGCGCTGGTGGAGCAGCTCGAGGAGGTGGCCCCGTGAGACTCGACCGCCCCATCTGCATCATCGACACCGAGACCACCGGCGTGGAAGTCGAGCTGGATCGAATCGTCCAGGTGGCCACCGTGCGCCTGGAGACCGACGGCACGACCACCATGAGCTCGCACCTGGTCAACCCTGGCGTGCCGATCCCTCCGGAGGCGACGGCCATCCACGGGATCGACGATGCTCGCGTGGCCGACGAGCAGAGGTTCCTGGACATCTGGCCTGCTCTGCGGGACCGGATGCACGGCACAGCTCTCTGCGCCTACAACGCCCGATTCGATCTCGGCATCCTGGCCGCCGAGTGCCGGCGTCACCGCATCTCCTGGCAGCCCCCAGGCCGCGTGATCGACCCGCTCGTGATCTTCCGCCGGGAGCTGCCGCACACACTCGAGGGGGCGATGCGCTACTACCTCGGTCTCGGTCACGAGGGCGCGCACGATGCCCTGGCGGACTGCTTGGCCACACGCAAAGTACTGAGGGAGCAGATCGAACGTGGGCAGTACGACGCGATCGAGGATCTGCTGGAAGCATCCCAGCCAGCGCCCGATCCGCGGTGGGTGGACTCCGAGCGGAAGCTCTACTGGCGCTTTCACGAGCCGGTCTTCGCCTTCGGCAAGCACCGAGGGCGGCCGCTGCGGGACGTCGTGCGCACGGACGGCGACTACCTGGCGTGGCTCCTCCGGCAGGAGATCGCGGCTGACGTGCGGAAGATCCTACAGGAGGCGTGTCGCGGGAAGATCGCTCGGCGGGAGCTTGCCGGGGTGGCATCGTGAGCCGGCCCCTACCGCGCTGCGCCTGGTGCGGCGGCGAACTGCGCAAGCCGAGGATCCTCACGGGGGGTACCGCGATGAGTGACAGACCGATGACGGACAAGCAGCGCGACTACCTCGGTGATCTGCTCGTGCGGCACGGCCGCTCCGTGCAGGCAACGGCGGTGCTCGCGGGAGTCTGCGAGCAGCAGAGCGCCGAGCGGATCGAGTTCGACTCCCTCACCGCAGAGCAGGCAAGCGAGATGATCTCTTTCCTGCTCGAAGAGGGTGAGCCCTTTGTCGAGGCCGACGATGCCCTGTGATGTCCGCCGCCTGCCCGATGGCTCGGTCGCGATCTGCTGCTCCCGCGGCGCGTGGCCGAAGCACCAGGCGTGCTACGTCTGCGGGGGGCGCTCGGAGTTCCTCTGCGACTGGCCGGTTGCGAGGTCTCACATGATGGGAGAGGTCCAGGACGCACGGATGGAGATACGGCCCGGGACCTGTGACAAACGCATGTGCAGGCGGTGCGCGAACGAAGTGGGGCCGGACCGGCACTACTGCAACGCGCACTTCCGCCTGAGCCGGGACGAGAGATAGCCCGCTCTCATGGAGGATCGCGATGGACACCACGCCACCGTGGACGGCAGCCGGGAGGACCGGCGGACGGAAGGGATGCTCAGGCATGGAGGGCAAGACCCATGGACATGTTCTGTCAGATCGTCAGCCTGCTGCTGATTGATCTCTTCTGGTGGCTTAAGCGGTGAGCCGCCAGGGAGACGGCGAAAGCAACGGGTGACCGACAACCGCCGCGGGTCTCGGTGCGAGGAAGCCGAGGCTCGCGGCAACCCGAAAGGAGCGAACGGACAATGGCGCGAAGGAAGCAGCTCGAGATCGAGGGAACGGAGAAACCTGCCGAAGGATCGCTACTCCCGAAGGGCATCGTATGCCAGGACTGTGGCCACGCCATGGATCTGATCGTGACCCGCGACCAGGTCGTCGGGCCGAACCTGTTCGTGTGCATCGACTGCAAGGTGGACAGAATGCAGGCGCGCACGGACGAGAAGGTCGAGGCGCTGAAGATCCAGGCCCGCGAGGCCAGGGCGGCGCTGTCGCAGACCCTGTTGCCGCTATGAGCGGAGCACCAGAAAGCCCAGCGATCCTCTTCATCCGTGGCAAGGCCCAAGCTGCGCGCGAAGAGGCGGAACGCCTCGAGCGACTCGCCGAAGAAATGGGCGCGGCGCTGCGTAACGGCGATGGCGAGATCATGCGCGTGGTCGCGGTTCCTCGGCGCTCGCCGCGGAAAGTGCAGCCAAAGCCTGCATCCAGCGCAGCTGGGAGCAGCAGGGGAGATGCCGTGATCCCGCGCCTGCGGAGGGCGCTCGTCTCCATGGGGCATGAGCCGTTCACGCTGCGGGTTTTGGCGGAGAAGATTGGAGCGAGCAACCCGAACAACATCCGGTCATCTGTCGCCCTCATGGTCAACATGGGGGAGCTTGCGATCGCGCACGAGGGGACGTCGAAGCACGATCCTACGACCTGGAGGGTGGCGAAGCTGCGAGGTGGCGATGCCTGATCCCACCGTCCAGGACAAGGTCGCGGCCCTCTGGGGCAACAGCGACGGGGCGCCCGCCATAGCACCCGCTATAGCGCGCGAGCGGCGAGAGGAGAGCAACGGCGGGGCGGCTGCGCCATCACCGGCTCGTCCGGTAGCGCACGCTGCCCCGCGCGGGCTCCCCCTCGGCCGAATCGTGCTGCGCGTGCCGGGGACTCCGCAGCCTGGTGGAAGCAAGCGGGCGTTCGTCCCGACGGGCTGGACGCGCGCGGTTATCACGGACGCGAACCCGCGGGCTGTGGACTGGAAGCGGACTGTACAAGCGTTCGCTATGGAGGCCATGGCCGGAAAACGCCTGGCGGACGGGCCGCTCGATGTGCGGATGGTCTTCTACATGGCTCGACCCAAGGGGCACTTCGGCACCCGCGGACTCCGCGCCAGTGCGCCACGCTTTCCCCAGGGCAAGCCGGACGTGCTCAAACTCGGCCGGTCCACCGAGGACGCGCTCACGGGGATCGTGTGGGTGGATGATGCTCGAATCGTGCGCGAGCGGCTGGAGAAGGTCTACTCGATGGACGGGAAGACCGGGGCGCTGATCGAAGTGCAGGAGGTCACGTGAAGGCCATCGTGGTCTGTGAGGAGGTGAAGGAGGTGGCCTGGTGGATGAACGGCAGCCGGCGGACGGAGTACCTCTACGGCTGGGAGCTGGCGCGCGTCGAGCGGCCGGCGAAGGAGCGGCCATGAAGGTAAAAAAACAGCCTCCTGA